GAAATATTTGGATCTGAAACAGGTAAGATATCTATATTGTCATCAAAATCTAACTGCTTTATTTCCCTTGGTCCACCAGCAACATTGTATGGATAAACTGGTGGTAAAACCATTTTGAAAATCTTAGCTAATAATTCAAATTCTTTTTTCTGTGCGTAATGTAATCTTTTATGTATAGCCGACATGACTTTTGTGCCACGTTCCATAAGTGCCATGGTTGTTCCGACAGGTGTTTGTGATTTACCTATTTCAGATAGTTGCATATCTGCAACTGCAGCAAACTGTTTACCTGCCTCTACACAAAAGCTTAAAAGTTGTAATAAGATGCCATCGGGTCCTTTGTAAGGCAGTGGCATTAATGCTTCACGTATTATTCCGTTAGGTGCATCAACATCCCTGAATTCACCAGGTTGTAGTGGTTGATCGTCATCACGTATTCTAAGTCCACGTGATTTAAAACCTGCAGGTAAGTTGGATAATGTTCCTGCGTCTAATAATTGACGTAAGGCAGAAGTTGCAGTTCTTGTCAAACCACCAATCATGTGTATTAAACCAAAGCCGTAGAAACCCAAACCAGGTAAAAATTTGTAATGAACAAAGTAATCATTCTTTTTTCTTAGTGGGTCATTTGCATTGTAATTTCTGTATATAGATAAAACTGCATTGGAGCTTTTATCTATTGTGACAATGTATGGTAATTTTATACCGGTAGGCTCTCCATCAACAGGATTGATATCTTCAAAACCTTCTAGGTCTAAGTCAACATGTAACTCATAAAGTTCTGCCATATCGTCCATGGCATAATTACCTGGTGATTCTCCATCAATCTGATCTTTCTTTTCTTGTAAATCAGAACCATTTGTTCCGTCATATCCAACAGAAGGTATGTCTAAATAAAAACCGGACACCTGTTTTTTACGCAGGTCATTCATTGTCATTTTTAAAACTTGTGTAATTCTTTCGCAATCATCTAAGTCTGAACAACCGTATGGCACGATAACGTCTTCTGCAGGAATAAATTTAGATGTTGCTCTGCCTAAAACTTCATCGTAGTAAACTTTTTTAAACGCACTACCTGCTAAAGGTAATTGAAACAATAATGTGTCCATCTCAGGATTGTAATCTTCCATGACATGAGTAATCTCATAGTTCATGTAATCCTTAACACGCTCTGCAGCAGATTGTATTTGAGGTGAATTTGCACCGACAACTTGTGTGCGTACAGGACCATCGGCAGGTAATAATTCTACGTAAGCCATAGCCTGAAACTGTGTCACAGCTTGTGCTAACATAGGATGATTTACAGAAGCGGCACCTCTAAATGGTCTAGTGCGTTCTTCATACTTAAAACCTAAAAGGTCTAAACCCTTTGTGTATGACTGTTCCCAATCTTCTCTTGTTGCTTTATCGTTGTCTACTTTTTCATTAAGATCATTAGCAAGAGCTTGTAGATATGACTCATCTAAAAACTCTGCAAGATTAGAATTAAATGTTGCTTGTATTTGTGGCTCTTCAGGATTAATAACGGCAGAACCATCTTGTACTAATTCTACATTAGATTCTGTTTTAGGTTGATCTAATTCAACCTCTTGCCCTACCTCTTCCACATCTAAATCTTCACCACCACCTGGTCCTAGCGCTTCGTTTGTTCTATCAAGTTTTGGAAAATCCGATGTAGGATTAAACTTTTCTACCATTAATAATCTCCATAAATGTCAGTAATTGAAACTAAACCATCAGAGGCAATTTTACCACCATCTTTTTTACGATATAAGAAAAATGGTCTTTTTGCTTTCTCTGCCTCTTCAAGCACTAAGACAGGTATTTTCACTAATGACGGATTATATTCTTCTAAAATTATTGTTGCATTTTCTGCTCTATCTGCATCACCCAATGGTGTAAGTTGTAATTCAACATCCCTTTCTTTTCTTGATGCGAAGAACTCCATTGTTTGACCTGGTGCTATCTCTCTTCTTACAACAACATCGTTTGGACCATAATCCTCAACGATCCGCAATATTTCATCATTTAGAAATTCGTCAACTCCCTCTCTGTTTGTTGGCGCAATATCTCTTAATAATTCAAACTGACCATCCACATTTTTACCTGTCATTTTCAGTCCTTTTTTAGCTTTGGACGGATCTACAATCGCTCCCTCTATAACCTCACCGCCGTACTTCTTGGCAATATTGTTCATTTGTTGAACAGACACTTTGCTATACAAGTCATTAAACTTCTTACCAGCAGGTCCTGTTGGATCTTTACCCCAACGTTTGTTGACTAACTCTCCTGTGAATATACCAACTCTATTAATACCTCTAGACTGTGCATCTTTAATTGTAGCTTTTATGATTAAGTCTACATAGTCAGCAGTCTTTGTGAAAGGTACTGGTGGAAATAATTGTATATTATCTGTTCTTTCATAACTAAAATTTTCAATAGGTCTTTGAGAAAGACTTCTTAATTCATCTGCCTGATCTGCACTAGGAACCTTTATGTTCTTAAGGTTTTGATCTATTTCTAATGATCTATTAAGATCTAACAATTGATCTCTCAACTGTAATTGCCTTTGATTAATTTCAAAAATGTTTTCATCAATAAATGGTTGGTTAGCTGCCTTTTTTTGTGCGAGTAATTCATTCACATTATCTTGTAATTTTAATATTTCATCCGTGTACCCTGGTATTAAACTTGCACCTGCTGCGTTTGGAAAAGGCTTGATGCCTTGCGTTTGTTCCAACAACGCTCTTTGTTCAGGTGAAACTTGTTGTGCTAGTGCATCAATTGTTTGTTGCGCTTGTCGTACTTGGTCAGGCGTAGAAGCAGGATTGTTTAGCACATCTCTTGCTTTTTGATCTGTGAGTTTTAGTCTATCTAATAACGTTTTTATTCTTAGTTGTTCTACACGAACAGTATTTAACATGTCTGTTTGAAGTTCCTGTATGACTGCTGCTGTGCTTCCATCTGCTAATTGGTAGTCAGCCACTCTTGTAAATGCTATAACGTTAGGCTCACTAAAGTGTGAGCTATTGACAAAAGGTTGACCCTCACCAGGTATAGGTCCTGCTTGAACAATCACCTCTCTGTAGTTTACACCTTGGTTATCTAGTGGTTGATTACCTGCATTCATATGTCTGGTTCTACCTTGATCTGGTAAATCAGGTTGAGCGTTCCCTTTTACACGCATCTCTAAATTACCTGTTGGTGAAGTTTCAAAGTAATCTACAATTTGTTGTTTTGATAACTTACGTCCAGGATAATACTTCTCATAATCTCTTAAGAATTGTTCTAAACCAGAATCTCTAATCTCTGATATAGGTGCTGTGTCGCCACCTGTTAAATAATTAGCCCAGTCCTGTGGTCTTGCAGCTCCCGGTGCATTTGGACTTTGTAATTTTTCGTAAGTAAAAGATTTAAACGGAAAGTCTGATTCCAATATGGCAGGTGCAGTTTCATCTGCTCTTGGTACAGTTGCTCCTACATCAGTCTTAGTAGGTGTGCCCTTAACTTTACCAAATACATTAAATAATCTTAGTGGATTAAAAGCAGTCAAATTGCCTGAGTCAACTGCCTCTTGGAAAAAGTCTTGACCCTCAAAGGCAGGATCTGGTGCAAACTGTTGTTGATTAATATTTTGCAACGGATCACCGCCAATGGCCATACGCACTGGACCGCCCTCTGCAAAATTTAAAATAAAGTTTTTTCTAATATACGGAGCACTTCCAAAAACTAAGTCTTCATCTGCTATCTTTGCTCCTTTAGGTCGTTGTCTTGATATCTTAAAAAGCTCAGGTGCTAAATTGTATTTAGCAAATCTTTTATCAAACATGTCTTTTAATTCCTGAAGTGACATGTCCTCTGCTTTACCTAAAAATAATTGTCTTTTATTTTTTCCAAATCTAACAGATTGAGGGCCTAATTTTCTTTGCAAAAATCTTACAGTAGCGTCACTCATGTCTTTAGGACTAAATTCTAAAAGTGTGGCCTGATTATTTTCTATCATACGTTGATTTATTCTTTGTATGTTTCTTAAAGCTGCAGCACCTTTACGATCTTGTTTGTTTAGTTGTTTTACAGATTTTGTTATTACATTTTCAAAGTTAGGTTGAAGTGCTATGTTATCTACACTTAAATTAACTCTGTAAAATTCTGGATTATTAAATTGACCTCGCAAGCCTGGTGACAATTTAAACTCGTCACCACGAACAGGTGTTCTACCTCTAATTCTTGATATGGGTGTCACGTGTGCCATGTTGCCTGAGAATACTCTAGCAAAATCTATCGCTTGTCTTTCTACGTCACCACCAAATTTATTGCCAATTTTTTCTCTGTATTCTTTAATAAAAACATCTCTGAACTTTTTATTTCTACCAATTAAATCTAAAAATCTTTGTTTTGTATGCTGTGTAAAATCATTTCTCTTTTTTACTAATTCTTTTAACTTTTCAAATCCAATACGTCCCTCATCTAAATCTTCTATTAATTTATTTATAAAAGTTTCTTTATTAATATTATTAGCTTGTATAAATTCTGGTGTGTTTAAAAAGTTTGGGTTGTCCACGTATTCACCGTCTTTTAAAACTTTTTTCGGTGTGACTCCCGCATCCTCCATTGCTTTAGTAAAAGATTTTTTGTCTCCAAACTTACCCCCTCTATAGGCATCATAAACTAAGAGATACTTTGTTTGCTCATCTAACTTAGATTTTTGATTAGTAGGTGAGAAATAACTAGAGAAAAAGTTTCTCTCTCTACCACTAACTTTTCTTGGTTGAACAAGGTCTTGTATATTCTTTTCATTATTTTTAATAAGTTTATTAAGAGTAGACGGTTTC